ACCTACTGGGGGAATGTATATAGTACAAGCAGCAGAGATGTCGCCGGTAAACTTTAGAACTGCATTCCTAGACTCGTCCGCCACCCCATTAAATGCGGTAAGTGTATATGTAGTTAATCCTGTAATGCTTACGGTATTTAACCCTGCAACAGCATCAACTAATAACCCGCATATGTTCTTGTTGGTCGTATCACCCCAACTTCCAGATTGCTCGCCGTTGGCTATGTTCTCAAGTCGTAGGTTATTTGCGTAAGTTGATGGCATGATGGGCCCAAGTATGTTCGTGTATTATATATGAATTTTATTCTTTGGGCGTAGTAAATATTATCGACGTGACTGAGGGGATTGTCCTATTACCCGATTCTACAAAGGTCATAGAGGGCTCCAGTATATCCTCCTCCTTTACCCCGGTTCTTAGCGCATGGATGCAGTAAGCCAGACTATCATCCTCTAATGCTTCTATGAAGTGTAACTTATTTTTAACTACATATACTATCTGCGGGGATACAAATGTCTTTTCCTTACCCTCAACAGTTATCCTGAATGACCCCCTTGCTAGCAAAGTTATGTGGTCATATGTGTGCATATGTGGCTTATTTGTGTCTCCCTTATGCTCAAAATGCATTTGCCGTGTCCATAAGTTCGATACGCATGCTATTTTATCCTTTACCATAGTTGCCCCCCTTATATAGTTGACACAGGAATAATATCTTTTAGCGCTGCAAACACATTGACAAACACAGTACCATCCTCCAGTGCCTCTATCTCATGCCACTCATTAGCAACTAGGTTGACGGGTTGCGTGTTCTTAGTCATCACTATTTCTTTGCCTTTCTTACGGACTACTATAGAACCTGCGTGGCATACAGACGCATGGCTGAATGTATGGTCATGTTTAGGCAGTCCTTCACCCGTATTGACATGGTATATATTCAACTGCGCCCCATCATATGTAAGACTGTGTGCTGGAGCTACAGACATAACCATCAGAATTCCTGCGTCCCAGTAGAGGTCACATTACCTATAGGCTGTCTATGGGCCTGCATATCCTGTTCCTGCAGTAGGTCTACCGCCTCTTGCGCTGCATGCGCCCCATCCCATAGATTCTGGCAGTCTACCGCCCATACAGGCAGCTCTGTGATACGCTGATTAGCAGGTTTATGTCCACCAAAGCTAACCTCATTAAACTCTACCCACCCACCATTCGCATGGTCCCACTGTAGGGCCGATACCCCCGCCGGTACGTGGTTATCTATGGTAGGTATTACATAGGCCATACCATCTACATATACTGCGCTATCCGCAGCCACTATAGTAAGTCTCATATTTATCCCATACCTAGTTTTTAGAGGCCATAATTATATCTACATATAACACTGATAGATTAAGCGAAGCGTCCATTGATCCACCACTTGCATGCGTGTGCGACTGCCCACCTCCAATAGGCGCAGTACTTCCTGCCGGAGCGCCAGCACCCATCCCCGTATAAAACGCCCCATTAGTGTTGCTATTTTTATACGTAACGACCCCCCCTGCCACAAAGTGAGTATGCAGTGGGATCTGCGTTTGATCTAATGTGGTGCTTCCTGCCACTATTGATGTCGCCATTGTTTGCGCAGTAAGCGCCGTACTAAATGCAGTGGTACCCCCCGATCCGGCGGTGCCTGATACCACCCGCAGTGTCTTATTATCATGCGCCGTTAGTTTTGTCCACCCCGTCGGGGCTGATGTTTGCTGGAATAACATAATAGTACCGGATGCAATGGGCACTTGCGTGGGTACGGGACAGGGCAGTATGTTTATGTATGTCCCTGTATTTACTCTATTTCTATATAGCATAATATTTAGTTTTTCTGCGCAAGTATTATATCTACATACTGCACCGACAATTGTAGCGTAGGAGACACGGGGGTCCCTGATGTACTATGCTGGTGACTACCCCCACCGCCAATTAATTGGCTGACTTGCGGTCCAGTGGAACCCGGCTGAACTACCCCCTGTAGGTAAAACCCGGTAGTGAAACATTTTCTTTGGGTTATGCCACCTACCAAATGGGTATGGGCGGGAATCTGTGTCAGTGATAATGTAGTAGCTGCCCCCACAAGCGTATTTGCTGCAAATGATACTGACTTATCTGTGAATACTGTACTAAAGCCTGTCGTACCTCCCGAACTAACGGTCCCTGCTACTAACCTTAACATCTTATCATTATGTGTGGTTATTTTTGTCCATCCAACTGGAGCCGCTGTTTGCTGAAATATAGATATACTCCCTAACGGTATCGTATAACTGAAATTACTAATACTGTAGGGTAGTGATCCTATATTGTTGGCTGTGTTCTTACTATTTCTATGTATCATATCTAATTCTTTTGGGCTAGTATGATGTCTACATAGTTAACACCTAGTGGTACAGCAGCTGATATAGTAGTAGAAGCATGCGTATGTCCTAAGCCACCACCTATACCACTACTGCTCGTAGATAGTACCCCGGGGGGTAGATGATTCCATGCAGCATAATACACGCAGGGGACCGGATAGCTACATGTATTAAGTGTAGCCCCTTGTACTATATGAGTATGCCCCGGCATTGTAGGTATTGTTATAGTTGTACTATCTAAAGAAAGCCCAGTTACAGTTGGGGTTTGGCTAGTAAACACTGTAGTAAATGGTAGTGTGCCACCTGCACTAGCCGTTCCTGAGACTATCCGCAATGCCTTATTATTGTGTGTTGTTAGTTTAGTAAAACCCGTTGGCGCTGTAGATTGACCAAATACAGCTATATCCCCCGGATTAATAGGTACATCAGCAGGCCATGCATAAGGCAGGGTATTTACCACACCCCCAGCACCATTACTATCTGCGCTGATATTAACCCGGTTGCGGTATATCATATTAGGCCGCTATCTTAGTCCAGACAGTAGATTGTGTGTCGTTTACAGGAGTCCATGTATTAGTCTGTGAATCGTCTACTAGAACCCATGTTGCTGTTTGTGCATCAATTACTAACCCCCATACGGTAGGGTAGCCTATGTACCCTGTAGCCTGCACACCAGTTACTGCTATGTTTTGTTGGGTTGATACCGTGACACTACCGACAGAACCTGTAGCTTGTACACCAATAAGATATACATTAGCCGCAGCATCTACTAATACATTACCTACCTGACCGGTAGCTGCAACACCTGTTACTGATACGTTTTGGTTGGTAATGAATGTGACATTACCGATAGCACCTGTAGCTTCAACACCAATGGGGTAGACATTAGCCGCAGCATCTACTAATACATTACCTACCTGACCAGCAGCTTCAACACCTGTTACTGATACGTTTTGGTTGGTAATGAATGTGACATTACCGATAGCACCTGTAGCTTCAACACCAGTAGGGTAGACATTAGCCACACCATCTATTGCTACACCACCAATCTGACCTGTAGCTTCAACACCTGTTACTGATACGTTTTGGTCTGTCTTGAGGGTAACGGTGCCGATAGCACCTGTAGCTTGTACACCTGCTACTGATATGTTTTGGTCTGTTTTGAGGGTGACAGTGCCGATAGCACCTGTAGCTTGTACACCTGTTACCGATACAGCTATGGCCCCGGGGTTTAATATGTCCGCAAAGGGTGCTGCGGCTAATGGTGTAAAGCCTAACATCTGCGGTTATACGGTGTAGATGATAGTGCTGTGTTGTACTGTCCCGCCCATGATGTGCCTCTTTATATTAACCAGATAATAAGCGCAATTATAACTACTACTAACGTAGTGCGCTTAGAGTTCTTAATCAGATCAAGGAATCTGTCTGATACTGGATCAGCTATAGCAATAACCTCATCAACCTTGCCCACTACCTTCTTAGCTTTGTCTTTAATGGTCATTTGGCTTGTTGAGCTTCAAGTTCATATTTGGCTTGACGTTGTGCTGCCGCCATTACCCATCCTTGTGCAAATGCAAGCTCAACTATCTCGTCTTTGCTACCGGGGATTTGCACGTTGTTTGCAAGGCATTGCTGT